TCATGGCCGGGCCTCCTGCGCGGCGGCCTGGCAGGCCTCGATCAGCTGCAGCAGCGCACGGGCCTGGGGGGGGGCGACGGTGATGTCGGTCAGCCCGGCAAACGCGGCGCATGCGGCGGCCAGCACGTCGTCAGCCGGCGGCGTGGCCTGTTGCCTGACGATGCGGGTAACGGCCGATTTGCGGGCCGGAGTGGGCGCTGCGGGCGGTGGAGCCGCGGCCTTGGCAGGGGCTTTGACAGGCAGCTCGTCAGGTGACGCCGGCAGCTCCCATGCCGTGGCGCCCGTGCTCAATTTGCGGCGCGTGACTTTGCCCGAGAGCATCAGCTGGTAGAGGTTGTTGCCGGCCTGCTTTGTCGTGATGCCGAGCTGCTCGGCCACGGCCAACGGCGTCAGCGGTCCATCGATGGCCAGCAGCGCGAGCGTGCGGCTGCGGATGTCTGCCGTGGCCGCTCTCGGCGCAGGTGCCGGCGGCGCGGCCTTGGTGCTGGCCTTTTTGGCTGGTGCTACCGGTGCTGCTGCAGGGGCCTCGGCCGGGGCGTCGTCAGGCCCGGTTTTTGGGCGAGCAGTGAGCACGTCCCAGGGCGATGCGGGGCGGGTCATGGCCATGTCGGTGCCTCCTCGGTGGTTTTGCCCGAGCGGCGCTCGACCAGCGCGGCGCCCTCGGGGCCGTCCACGGCCTCGCGGTGGCCGTGCTCGATGTCGTGGGCCGCATCAATGGCGGCCTGGGCCAGTTCGCGGAGCTGGGCGGGCGTGAGATATGCCCAGTTGATGCCGGATGCGCTGCTGACCGACACACGGGCCGCAGGCTCGTAATGCACCACGCGCTCGATGGCAACCGCTGCCGGCGTGCTGGGAGTAGCGGAGCTGCCGCCGAGGATCCTGCTGCCGTACAGCCACTGCGCGAGCGCGTGGATGCGCCGCCGCGGCGGGCGGGGTGTGAGGGTGACGCTGTGCTGGGTGCTCATGCTGCACCTCCTCGGTCGATGTCATCGGCGGCGGCATTGAGGGCGGCGGAAAGCGTCCGGAGTTTGTCCGGCGTCATCCAGATTTCCATGCCGCAGCCGGCCGCCCCGAACAAATTGATGCAGAGGCTGGCCTCGGAGTTGTCTGCAAACCGCATGACGTTCGTGGTGGCCTCTACGCCGCCGTGTAATACGGAGCGGTGGCGGGGATTAGTGGCGTTGCCTGATATGCCGATGTGCGGCGTGTACCAGATTTGCGGGGTGCTCATGCTGCCACCTCATCGGTGTGAGGGGCCTCGGCCACAAACGCGGCATAGGCCTCGGCAAACAGCTGCTCGCGGATCGATTGCACAAACTGCAGGTCGATGTGGTTGGGCGCGTGGATTTCGCGGAAAAATCGGTGTTCGCCAGCACTGAAATCATGGGCCGTTGCGATCAGGACACTGGCGGGGTGGATGGTCTGATCGTTGGTGCTGTAGGCCGCCCTGAACCCGAAGATCCCGGCTCTAATGAAGCTCTTGAGCGCGACGATTTCTCGGGTGCTGAAGGCCTCCAGATCAGCGATCTCATGCATCCAGTGCTTGTGTGTCTGGCGTGCATATTCCCGTGGATTGAGTGGGTAGAGCGGGGTGTTGTCGTAGAGATCGGCGCCTGCAATGGTCTCGATCAGTCGGGATTTGCCGGCGCCAGGTTGCCCGGTAATGACCAGCAGGTGATCGATCTTGCAGCCGGGCAGCAGGGCGCGGTGCACCATGTCCATGATCCATTGCTTGCCCAGGCCGCAGGTCTCGGCGTCGCATGGACTATCGAGCGCGCCGATCAGCCAGTTATCCAGGCGCGGCACACCGTCCCACTGAAGGGATTGCAGCCAGGCCGCTGTGTCGGTGGGGTGGTTGATCGGCTTGTCGGCTTGCGGCGAAGGTTGATGCGCGGGCCATGCCTCGATGCGCTCGACGCTGTGCACGCGCTTGTCTGTGACCTGCCTGGCCTGCCTGGCGGCGTCATCGCTGCTGGAGGCTTTGAGGTGCAGGGTGTCGAGCATGCCGGCGCGGGCCAGCTCCTCGACGTTGGCCGGCTCGGCGCCGGTGGGGATCAGGTGCACGCGGTAGCGGTGCAGGGGGGTGATGTTGGTGTCCATTGCAGCTCCATCTGGTGTTGGTGGCTGCAAGTATAGAAAAACTTTCCATTCGTGGTCAAGAAAAACTATCCTTCGCGATAGAATTTCTATCAGCGCTCGATGTCTGGGTGTAAAAAAGCCCGCATGGTGCGGGCGTATGGGCTTGGTATGGTGGCTGGCGTGGTTCTTAACCTCGTGCCGCCGCTGCTGTAAGTAGTTGCAGATAGTTGTCGAGCAGTCTTTCTTGGATTTCGATCGTCTCGTTTGGTGTGTCTGGTAGGCGGTCGGTCCAGATCAATTCTCGCTCGATGGCGAGTCCGGCTGCTGCTGCTGCTGCTTTGTTGGGATCAAGTGTCGAGACGATCTGGACTAAGACGTGGTTTAGAGCCTCAATTTGTCCTTGCAGCAAGTGGATGGTGTTATCGCTCATTTTCGCCCTCCTCGGCGATGGTTGTGGATATGTTTCTGTAGGTGATTTAGGTGGTGCACCATCTAACTGCAGAGAGTGATAGGAAGATGATTAGGGCGAGTAGCAGCCGAGATCCTACATATCGCATGCCTCTGGGTTTTGGCAGCGGGTAACGTCTGCGCATGGCGTTGTCTAGGGCAGCCGGCCGAGAGAGGCGTCCACAACGACGCCGCACCAGACGTCGCCGGGCATGAGTTCGAGGTATTTCATCTCCTTGGGCCAGTCGGGGTTGATAGCGACCAGATAGGGGTGGCCCTCGATGAGCAAGTAGCGTTTGAATGTGGCCGCTTTCGACTCTTCTCTTCGTACGATGACGAATTGGCCTGGCAGTGGATCGATGTCCGGTCGCACATGCAGGAGCATGCCGGGTGCAAAGCTGTATTCCTCGCCCGGTGCGTACATGCTTTTGCCCTCCACGCGCAGCAGGTAGCCGTGCGGCCCGAGGTTGTGCGCTGACATCAGCCATCGCTCGGCGTCGCCCGATGCGAAGTTGTCACAGATTTCGGTCCAGTCGCCTGCTTGCACGTCTGAGATCAATGGATAAGGGCCGTGTGTGGAGCGTGCGGCGCTGATGTTGGGTGAATCATGCTCTGTTGAGTTGTATTGCTCAACGAGATATCTGGCTGCCCTTGCTGTATCGGCTGCGTTTTGAGACTCGATCAGGCTCTTGTAGATCGGGGCTGGGAAGCCTGTTTCCGCAGCGATTTTTAGCAGCATGTCGAGCTTTGGCTGGTGTAGACCATTCTCCCAGTGGCCGACGTTGGCCTTTGTGCGGCCGATTGCATCGCCAAGTTGCTGCTGCGTCCAGTTTTTGTGCTGCCGAGCGGCTTTGATCCAGTCTTTTATTTCCATGGGGCAATAGTAAAGATTATCTATATGTCTTGGGGATAGAAATACTTGATATGATTGGATAGAAATGCTAGCCTTACGCATATGCCACATCCAATCGCTATCGCATCTGAGATCGTCGGGTCTCAAAGAGCCCTCGCAAAACGTCTAGGCGTCACGCCTGCTGCTGTTTGGCAGTGGATGGAGGATGGCCGCAAGGTCCCTATCCAGCACTGCCCGGCTATCGAAAAAATGACAGCGGACTCGGTCACGCCCGTCACTCGCCGCGACCTGCGGCCTGATGACTGGCATCTGATCTGGCCCGAACTGGTCGAGGCCCAGCCCGTCGTGTCGCCTCCGGAGTCAGCCAATGCCTTGCCCACCGCATCCAGGGAGGCTGCCGATGCTTGAGCAACTCTGGTGGTGTTTGCGGTTTTCTGCTGTGCTGACGCTACTGCTTTGGGCTTGGGATTGCCCGCAGATCTGCAGCTTGACCCGGTGGGATGTGTTGTACCGCTGGTCAAGTGCCTTTGCAGGTGCACTCTCCGTATGTGTCATTTTTCCTGGTTTGGCTTTTCCTCGAAAGCGGCCATGAGCGCCAATACAAATCCACTGAAGCCCAGGCACGTCCAGAACGCAATGGCCATTACTTCCCGTCGTGAGGGGGCGGTGTCTGGCGCGAGTAGCGCTATCAGGTGCACCGCAGCAAAAAGCGGCACGGCGGCCACCTCGACGGCTTGTGCAGCAATTGCCAAACCATGTAGTAGTCGGCGGCGTGCTGCATCGAGGGTGCGTCTGCTGAGGGCACCCAATCGCCGGCGCAGGATGTTGGCAGCCACGGCTGTTAGTAGCACTGCAATGCCCTGTGTATACCCGCCGTTGGCCCATCCGAGTATTTCTTTCATGTCTGCCCTTTCTGGCGTGGTTGGTTGTGTGGTAGCTCCGATCGTATGCCGGATGGGGCGGGCGCCCTCTTTTCTGTGCCTGCATTGTGTTTTTTTTTGCCCGTCGCCGAGACGGGAATTAACGGGAATTCGAGATGTCGCCTGTTTCCATCACCCGATCGTCCGCCTCGGCCAGCAGCCAGCTCACGCTCAATTTCGAGCCGTCGCTGCCCGAGCGTTTTCCGTCCCTGCGCGAGTTTCTGGCTTACCGCACCCAGGTGGGCGGCAAGCCGATGAAGGTGGTCGCGGCCGATATGGATCTCTCGCCCTCGATGCTGACGCGCAAGCTCAATCCGGGCGATGGCGACACGCAGCGGCTCAATGTCGATGATTTCGAGGGCTGGCTGCGGGCCACGGGCGATGCGTCGGCGGTGGTCGAGTACCTGGCCGCCAAGTACCTCGATGACGACACGACGCGGCAGGCGCGCGTGGTCGGTCAGGTGGAGCGCTTGCTGTGCGATCTCTCCAGCCTGCTGCCGCAGCTCAAGCACGGCGGGGAGGGCACGCGATGAGGCCGGCAGGAGAGATCAGCGCGGCGCTGCTGCAGGCGCTGGAGCGGCGCGCGGGGCAGGGTCTGACGATGCGCGAGCTGGCCGAGGCGGCGCAGGTGGGCAGTGATGCTGCCCGTCGCACGCTGGACAATTTGCGCCGGCATGGGCGCGTGCGCATTGCCGGGCAGCGGCGCGTTTCGTACCGCAACCGGCCGGTGGCCGAGTATGCGTTGCCTGACCCTCGGCAGGCGCCGGCCAGCAATGCGGGGCTGTTTCTGCAGCGCTGCTGGGGGTAACGGGTGCAAAGACGTGATGACCTGCCGCCGATCAATTTCTCGGCGCTGGCCGAGGCGTTGCTGGCTCGTGCCGAGACGCTGGTGCCGCTGTGGCTGCAGGGCGGCAACATCGTTGGCCATGAGTATGTTTGCGCGGGCCTCGGCGGTGGTGCCGGGCGCAGTTGCTCGGTCAATCTGACCACCGGGGCCTGGGCGGATTTCTCGGGTGATGACAAGGGTAGCGACCTGCTCAGCCTGTATGCGGCCATCCATGGCCTGCCGTCGCAAGGCAAGGCCGCCCGGCAGGTGGCCGAGGAGCTGGGGCTGGAGTCGATTGCCGGCATCGTCAAGGGCGGTAATACGCCGGTGGCGCCAGCCGCCAATCCACGGCCAGCGCTCCCGCCCAAGGCCGCGCCGCCGAAAAAAGAGCGCGAGACCTGGACGCCCATCGTGCCGGTGCCAGGCCACGCCCCCGCGCCCACGTTTTGGCATCACGAGCGCAAGGACCCGGCGCACACGGCCTGCTACGTGGTGGCGGGCGCAGTATACGGGTACGTGGTGCGGTTTATCGGCAGTGATGGGCGCAAGATCACGATGCCCTACGTGTTTGCCCGCAGCGACCGCGATGGCAGCTGCAAATGGGTGTGGCGCGGGTGGGACGAGCCCCGGCCGCTGTACTACCCAGGCGGCCAGCCGCCGGGCGGGCGGCGCGTGGTGTTGGTCGAGGGCGAGATCAAGGGCGAGGTGCTGCAGTCGCTGCTCGACGCGACGGATCCGGGTCGCTGGTGCGTTGCCAGCTGGCCCAATGGCAGCAAATCGTGGCACAAGGCGGATTGGTCGTGGCTGGCCGGCTGCGATGTGCTGCTGTGGCCCGATTGTGATGCCAAGCGCGAGCGGTTGAGCAAAGAGCAGCAGCAGCAGACCGAGGGCGATGCCGAGGCCCGCGCGGCCCTGGAAGCTGTGCAGCCGCTGCTGCCCGAGGCCAAGCAGCCGGGCATGGCCGCGATGCTGGGCATTGGTGCGCTGCTGCGTGACACGCACGGCGGCACGGTGGGGCTGTTGCCCATCCCCGCGCCAGGCGAGCGCCCGGACGGCTGGGATGCACGCGATGCGATCGAGACGGACGGCTGGACGGGCGCGGACGTGCTCGCGTTTTTTGACCGGTCGCGGCCCTTGCTGGCTGCTGCCGATGCGCCTGCGGGTGCGGATGCCGACCCGCCAGCGGCAGGGAAAGCGGCGCAGGGCAAAAAACGCGGTGGCCCCGTTGGCACAGGTGCGGGTGGGGATGGCAAAACCGGGGGCAAGGCCGGGCCGGAGCTGGTGCCGCCGCGCAAGGGCACGCCGGCGTGGCTGGAGCCATATTGGGACTGGGAGAAGGCCCGGTGGCTGGTCTCGCGGCGTGTGGTCATCGATGCGCTCGAAAACGACCCGGACCTGGCCGGTGTGGTGGCCTATAACGAGTTGACAAACAGCATCCAATGCCGGCGCGCGTGGCCGTGGCCGCATGCAAAACCGGGCGACGTGCGCAACGCGGATGCGCTGCTGCTGGGCAAGTACTTGACGGACACATACGGCCTGCCGGCGATCAGCCGGGCCTCGCTCGATGAAGCCATCCAGACCGTGGCCGAGGCCGAGCGCTATCACCCTATCCGGGAGTGGTTGATTGGCCTGCAATGGGACGGCACGCCGCGCCTGGGCAAATGGCTGTTGTACGTTCTGGGCGAGACGCCGCAATCGATCAATGCGCGGTTGTTCGAGTACCTGGGCCTGGTCGGCCGCTACTGGCTGCAGGGCATGGTCTGGCGCGTGATGGAGCCGGGTTGCAAGTTTGACTACTGTCCGGTGCTGGAGGGCGCGGGCGGCCTGCGTAAATCGACATTGGTTGAGGTGCTGGCCAGCTCGGCGTTTTTTTCGGACACGCCGTTTGACATGTCGCACGGCAAAGAGGCCCAGGAGCAGGTGCAGGGCGTATGGGCTTATGAGATCGCCGAGCTGGCGGCAATGAGTAAGGCGGATGTCAATGCCATCAAGGCGTTCATCAGCTCGAAGGTGGACCGCTATCGGGTGGCCTACGGCGCCACGGTCGAGTCATTCCCCCGGCAGTGTGTGCTGGTGGGCACGACCAATGAGGACACCTACCTGCGTGACCGCACCGGCAATCGCCGATGGTGGCCCGTGCCGGTGCGCCATCAGATCAATACCGAGTGGGTGCAGCGCTGGCGTGAGCAGCTGTTTGCCGAGGCGTTTGCACTGTACCTGCAGGGGGAGGCCTACACGCCATCGCCCGATCAGGAGCAGCGGCTGTTCAGGCCGATGCAGGACTCGCGCCTGGTTGAGACCGCGGTGGAGAGCGAGCTGTTGCGCGTGCTGACGCGCCGCCCTGGCGGCACGGGGATCCTGGAGATCATCAACATCGATGCCAAGTTCGTGACGATCGCGCAAATCGTCACGGCGCTGGGCATTGATGCCGCAAAGAGCACGCCGGGCCTGGAGGGGCAGATACGCGGCTGGCTCAAGCAAGCCGGCTGGACGCACGGCAAGCAGCGCATCAACGGCACGCCGGCCAATGGCTACAAGCGGCCCGAGGTGTGGCCGCCCAAGGATGCGGTCGCCGGGCTCGATGAGGAGCCCGCTGACGTGCCGGCAGAGCAGGCTGGTCAGGATGGCCCAGGCGCAGCGGATGCCGCGCCCAGCGGCGATTCTGGGCCGCCTGTGGCCGACTATTTCGGCGAGGGATGGGATGAGCCATTCTGAGCCCCTGATTCATCAACTGGCGGCGCCTGAAACGCGCCGCATCGGCTGTGCAGCGAGAGGCGTTGATCGCGGTTGTGCAGTAGCCGGGGCGCGGGTGCGCCAGGCGAGCGGTGCGGTAGCGGGGATGGGCTGCCCTTCGCCCATGACGTAGCGTTCCAGCGTTCCAGGTGTTCCAGCGTTTTGCATGGAGCCCACCGGGCAATGACAACTCCTGTTTTTGAGGGGTTGCGGCTGCTGCATTGCCTGTCGATACCTGGGTGCAGCCAATGTGTGGGCGTGGGCAGGCGGGCGTGCAGGCGCATGCGGCCGCGCGGGCGCGGAACCTCCGCCCTCCCGCGTTTTTTTTATCTCCATGGAAAAGGGTGGAACAGATGGAACACGGAACAGATCAGGGCAGCAGGATGGCGGCAGAGCAGGCGGCGATGGTTGCCGACGGTCAGCGCATCATCAAGGCGCACATGCCGCATACCTATGCCGCGATCCTCGACCAGGCGCGGCACCATGGCCGCACCATCTGGGCGTTGGTGCGACGCGGCCTGGCCGGAGAGCCGCATTGTTTCTGGGCGCGTGAGGGTGGCTACACCGTGGGCACGCTGGCGGATGGCGCGGACAGTGGCGATGGCAGTGCATGCGTGTGCATTGTGGGCCGGGTGGATGTTCCAGCGCCGGTGTCAACGCCCGTGCCGCTGGTCCGCCCAGCCCATGATGCGGAGTGGCGTGCCCCGGCGGATGCTTACCACGGCCATCATTTCGGGTGCGCGCAGTGCATTTCGGCCGGTCAAGGGCGGGGCGGGCGGTGCGGTGTGGGCCAGCCTCTCTGGCGGACCTATGCCGATGCGGTGGGAGGTTGACATGGCACGCATCGCACGCATCCGCCAACGGCTCGAAAACTGGGCACTCTGGCGCTCGCGGCTCAACAGCAACGGCCTCGGCTATCACACGCGCAACATCCTGGCCGTCGATGTCTGGGATCGCAACACTTACAACGGCATGAGCATCCCGCACATCAGCATCGAGGCCGAGGAGACTGATCGCGCCGTGCAGGCCATGAAGGATGGCGGCCAGCAGCATCTGTATGAGGTGGTCAACTGCTACCACCTCCAGAACCTGGGTGTGGCCGAGATCGCCCTGCGCACGGGCCGCGCTGTCAGCACCGTGCATGCCAACCTGGCCGCCGCGGATCGGTTTGTCGAGCAATGGTTGCGCGAGCAGGCCCGCAAGCGCGAGGAGGCCGAGGCACTGCGCCGCGGGCGCGAGTGGATGAGCAGGCGTTGAGGGGTTTTACGTCATAGAGAGTTTGGGTACATTTCAGGCAAGCTAGTGATTTGTGCGACTTGCACATCACATCCACTGCGAGAGGCGAGTTACTGGGCAGTTAGCGCACGTTGGCGCACCGGGTACTAAGCGGGGTTGCTGTCCGCTGAGCGCATAAGTAAGCCGAACTCTGGATATCGCCTCCTTGTGAGGATCCGGCTGATAACCGGAGCTAACATTTTTGGAGTGCTGAGGCGCTCTTTGAGAGACCCCGCACGGAGTGATCCGGCGGGGTTTCGTCTTTACAACCCCGTGGAGCGAAGTAGACCCGGCGCCCAGGGCATTGGCCCCTGGGGCCGGGGAGGCTTGATCGATGGCATCTGCTGCGCCGCGCCCGTGCTCGCATCCTGGTTGCGGTGTCTTGGTGTATGACGGCTCTGGCCGTTGCCCAAAGCACCCGCGGAAGACATGGGCAAAACGGCCCGCCGCGCCAAAGCGCATTACCGGCCGCGCCCTGCAGCGTCTGCGGGCTGAGCTGTTTGCACGCGAGCCGTTATGCCGCGCATGCAATGCCAAGGCCTTGGTGACGCTGGCGACCCAGCGGGATCACATCATCCCGCTGGAGGAGGGGGGAGCCGACACCGATGACAACATCCAGCCTCTGTGCAGCGCTTGCCATGATGCCAAGAGCAAGGCCGAGCGCGCAAGGGGTGTGCGGCGCCATTGGGACGCCTACCGCGAGGGATGACGCTTTGTATTGTCTGCCCCGAGATCGCGCGCTGTGGCGTCGCTCAGGGCCGCCTGGGTGGCTTCACACCCTGTCGGCCAGGGTTGCCAGGGTAGGGGGTGGGTAAAAGTCTCGGCCGGCCCAGGCGGAAACCGACCGGTTCCCCAAATTTTTGCGTGCGCAGGTTTCGGAGGGGGGGTATCCCTGAGAGGAGATGAGTATGGGCACGAGAGGTCCGATGCCAAAGCCAGCGGCGCTCAAGCTGCTGGAAGGCAATGCCGGAAAGCGGTCGCTGAATCTGAGTGATGGGATCAATCCGCGCATCGAGATTCCGGCGCCGCCCAAGCACCTGAGCCGCGAGGCCCGCAAAGAATGGAAGCGCATCACGCCGTTGCTGGAAGAACTGGGGCTGATCAGCGGCCTGGACCGCACGGCCCTGGCGCTCTACTGCCAGGCGGCCGGCCGGCTTGCCGAGCTGGAGGAAGCATTCAATGGCCACGTCAACCGGATCGTGCAGGACCAGGGGCTTGATTACGTCGAGGCGGTCTACCAGGCCAGCCATGCGGTGACGCCCAGCGGCTATGCGCAGCAGAGTGTGCTGGTGCAGCTGATCAAGTCGCACCGTGAGCAGGTCAACCGATACCTGCAGCATTTCGGGTTGAGCCCTGCCGCCCGAGGCCGGGTGCAGCCATCCAATTATGTCCAGCCGACGCTGCCTGGCGTCGAGGAGGCGCCATCGGCCCGTGGCGGGTTTGCTCGTTTTAAGGTTGTCTGAGGTTGAGGCGAATGCGCGTTCGGCGCGTGGCACTTTGTAGCTGAACCGGCGCCGGAAGGTACTAGGCCGTGCCCGATAGGGCTGTGCGGCTGCTATGCAAAATCCAGTGCGGCCCTGACCGCCTCCCCCTCATGACAAACCGCTACATCGACGCCGCCGAGCGCTATGCGCGCGACGTGCTGAGCGCAGCTGTGCCCGCGTGCAAGTGGACGCGACTGGCGGTCGAGCGGCAACAGGCAGATCTGCTGCGCGAGTGCGGTCCTGATTGGCCGTATGTGTTTGACCATGAGCGTGCTGCTCGCCCCTGTGAGTTCCTGGAGCTGTTGCCACACATCAAGGGCAAGTGGGCGCGCGAGGGCCGTCTGATCGAGCTGGAAGACTGGCAGTGCTGGATTGTCACCACCGTATTCGGGTGGGTGCACGCCGAAACGCGGCTGCGCCGGTTTCGCGAAGGCTACGTGGAGGTGCCTCGCAAGAACGCGAAATCCACGCTGTCGAGCGGCCTGGCGCTCTACATGCTGTCTGCCGATGGCGAGCATGGCGCCGAGGTCTACAGCGCGGCTACCACGCGCGACCAGGCGCGCATTGTGTTTGATGACAGCAAGGCGATGGCGTTGCGTCTGCCGGGTCTGCGCGATCATTTGGGCGTGGCCGTGATGCAGCACAGCATCACCGTGGCGCACACGGCCAGCAGCTACCGCCCGCTGGCTGCCGAGGGCTCGACGCTGGACGGCCTGAACGTGCATTTTGCGGTGATCGATGAGCTGCACGCGCACAAGACGCGGGCCGTGTACGACGTGATCGACACAGCCCGTGGCGCCCGTGAGCAGGCCCTGTTGTGGAACATCACCACGGCGGGGACAGACATCAGCGGGATCTGCTATGAGCGGCGCACGCACGTCACCAAGGTGCTGCAGGGCGTGGTGCTTGACCCGGCCACGTTCGGCGTCGTCTACACCATCGATTCCGGGGATGACCCGCAGGACCCGACTTGTTGGGCCAAGGCCAATCCGAACTATGGCAAGTCGGTGTTGGAGGACGACATGATTGCCGCAGCGCGCAAGGCGGCGACCATGCCCAGCGCGCTCAACAACTTTCTGACCAAGCGCCTCAACGTGTGGGTCAACGGCGAGAGCGCCTGGCTTGATATGCGGTCCTGGGATGGTGTTGCCCAGCCTGGCCTGACGACCGATCAGATTCCGGCAGGAACGCCCGTGTGGATGGGCTTGGACCTCGCGCAAAAGAAGGATTTTGCAGCGCTCGCCATTGTCTGGCAGCGCGCTGGCATGTGGCATGTGTGCATACGTCTGTACCTCAACGAATTTGCGGTCAAGGAAAGTCCGAATGCCTATCTGAGCGGTTGGGCGCGAGAGGGCCACGTCACCGTCACGGATGGCAACGTCACCGACTTCGATGTGATTGCAGCGGATATGCGCACGCTGTGCCGCCAACACGACGTGCAAGAGATCGCCTATGACCCGGCGCTGTCGGCCTACTTCGCGGGCAAGCTCGTGGAGGAAGGTTTGCCGTTGGTCGAGATCCAGCAGCGCGCCATGTTCTTCACGCAACCTGTGCTGCAGGTCGAGAACCTGGTCCTGGAAAAGAAGCTCCGGCACGACGCCAACCCGGCCATGGCCTGGATGGTCAGCAACACCGTCGTCAAGGTCAGCAAATTCAATGAGCTGCGGCACCCGACGAAAGAGCGCGAGGAGAACAAGATCGATGGAGTCCTCGCCATGTTCATGGCCCTGGGGCGCGCATTGTCGCCGCAGGCCAAAACCGAATCAGTCTACGAAACACGCGGCATGCGCTTCCTGTAGGGCAAGAAATGGGATTCTTCGACAAACTGTTCCGAGGCCGTGATGCCCCGGAGGCCCTGGCGCGCCCGCAGGCGGCAACCGGTCCAGGTTCGACCGGGCAGGTCTTCAATGGCCTGGACGACCCGGAGCTGTTGGAGTTCATCCGGCGCGGCCAATCCAGCAGCAGCTCCATTCGAATGCTGCGCAACATGGCGGCTCTGCGGTGCCTGTCGCTGATCAGCAATGGTCTGGGCATGCTGCCCACCAACCTGTATCACGCGGGCGAGGAAAAACGGGTGGCCACGGATCATCCGGCCCACAGGCTGCTGCGGCTCAAGCCGAACCCATGGCAGACACCGATGGAGTTCAAAAGCCAGATGCAACTGCTTCTGGAGAGCGAGGGCAATGCCTATGCCCGCATCATTCGCGCGGCTGGCCGGCCGATCCATTTGATCCCGTTCGAGCGTGGCCGCGTGCAGGCCAAGCTCGGCAGCAACTGGCGCATGCAGTACCAATGCACCACTGAGCACGGCGGCCAGTTGACGTTGGATCAGGAGGATATGTTCCACGTCCGTGATATGTCTCTCGATGGAGTGGAGGGCATCTCGCGCCGGCGCCTCTCGAAAGAAGTGTTCGAGCTGGCAGACCAGGCCGGCCGCGCGGCCCGAAACGTGTTCCGCACGGGCGTGATGGCCGGCGGTGCGTTGGAAGTCCCGCAGGCCCTTTCGGACCAGGCATATTCCCGCCTGAAGGAGTCGTTGGCCTACGAATACAGCGGCGCTGATAACGCCAACAAATGGATGATCGCCGAGGAAGGGGCCAAGGCCAATAAATTCACCTCGACGCCTGCTGAGGCGCAGCAGGTTGAGACCCGCAACCATCAGATCGAGGAGGTGGCCCGGCTCTACGGCGTGCCCCGGCCGCTGCTGATGATGGATGACACGAGCTGGGGCAGCGGCATCGAGCAGCTGGCCATCTTCTTCGTGCAGTACACCCTGGCGCCGCGCTTCGTGGCTTGGGAGCAGGCGGCCGCGCGGTCGCTGTTGACCGATCGGGAGCTGGGGCACTACTACTACAAGTTCAACGAGCGGGCGCTGATGCGCGGCACGCTCAAGGACCAGGCCGACTATTTCGCCAAGGCCTTGGGTGCTGGTGGCCATCAGCCATGGCACACGGCCAACGAGGTGCGCGACCTGGCCGACTACCCGGCCGACCCGAATGCCAAGTTCGACACCTTGGGCGAACCCACCGGAAAGAAAGCAAGCAATGAGTCTGAAAAAACTACCTGAGCTGCAGGCTGCCACGCGCGGCCAGATCCAGTCGTTCGTCTCGCCGAGTGCGCTGGCCCGGTGGGCGCCCGGCATCCATGCCGCTGCCGGCGATTCGGCCGACAACACCATCAGCATCCTCGACGTGATCGGCGAGGACTGGTGGACGGGCGAGGGCGTCACATCCAAGCGGATTGCCGGTGCGCTACGGGCCATTGGCGAGCGCGATGTGATCGTCAACATCAACAGCCCAGGCGGCGATATGTTCGAGGGCGTGGCCATCTACAACATGCTGCGCGAGCATGCCGGGCGCGTTACCGTCAACATCCTTGGGCTTGCTGCAAGCGCGGCATCCATCATCGCCATGGCGGGCGACGAGATCCGCATCGGCCGGCCCTCGTTCCTGATGATCCATAACTGCTGGTGCCTGGCGGCCGGCAATCGCCACGATTTTGCCGAGCTGAGCGAGCAGATGGAGCCGTTCGACGCCGCGATGGCCGACGTGTACCAGGCCCGCACCTCCATCGACCTCCAGCGCATCCAGACCTTGATGGACAAAGAGAGCTGGATCGGCGGCTCGGCCGCGGTGGCCGATGGCTGGGCCGATGCGCTGCTGGGCGATGACGCCATTGCCAGCGATGGTGACGGTGCCAAGGCTGCTGCCATCCGGCGCATCGAGGCCGCCTTGCGTGCCAGCGGCATGCCGCGCAGCGAGGCCCAGCGCCTTTTGTCTGATTTCAAGTCCGGCCTGAGTGATTCGGCCGGCAACCTGGGCGGCCTGAGCGATTCGGCTGCGCAAACCGAAGCGGTGTCCGCACTGCAGTCCCTCATCCAAGCCATGAAAGTTTGACCATGCCCGGAATCAATGAAACCATCGCGGAACTCAACCGCGCATTCGAGGCCTTCAAGACCGCCAATGAACAGCGCCTCGCCGCAATCGAAAAGGGCGGCAGCACCACCGATCTGAATGCCAAGATCGAGGCCGCGAACAAGGACATCGACCGCCTGCAGAAGGAGGTCGAGGACGCACACACCAAGCTCGCGGCCAGCCAGCACGGCCAGCCCGGCGCCGGCCTGCGCGACAAGGAATACACCGCCGCATTCGGCGCGCACATGCGCAAGGGCGACGTGCAGGCAGCTCTCAACAAGGGCTCGGACGAAAATGGCGGCTATCTCACTCCTGTGGAGTGGGACCGTACCATCACCGACCGCCTGCGCGACGAATCGCCCATGCGCGAGCTGGCCCAAGTGATCACCGTCAGCAAGGCCGGTTTCACCAAGCTGTTCAACCTCGGCGGCACCGGCAGCGGCTGGGTGGGCGAGACGGAAGCGCGTCCGCAGACTGGCACGCCGACACTGGCGTCTCTGTCCTTTGGGCATGGCGAGATCTATGCCAACCCCGGCGCATCGCAGCAGATCCTCGATGATGCCGAGATCGACATCGAGGCGTGGCTGGCCGATGAGGTGCAAGCCGAATTTGCCGAGCAGGAATCCGCAGCATTCATCTCCGGCAATGGCACCAACAAGCCGTTCGGCATCCTGACTTACGTCACCGGTGGCGCGAATGCGGCCAAGCATCCGTTTGGCGCCATCCCGGCGATTCCCAGCGGTGCGGCGGCAACCATCTCGTCTGACTCGATGCTGGACCTGATCTACCGCCTCAAGAAGAAGTACCGCCAGAGCGCCCGGTTCCTGACCAACAACCTGACCATTGCGCTGTTGCGCAAGCTCAAGGACGGCCAGGGCAACTACCTCTGGCAGCCCAGTGCGCAGGCCGGGCAGCCCGCCACCTTCCACGGCTATGGCATCAGCGAGGACGAAAACATGCCCGACGTGGCGCCCAATGCCATCCCGGTGCTGTTCGGCGATTTCCGCCGCACCTACCTGATCATCGACCGCATGGGTGTGCGTGTGCTGCGCGATCCGTACACGGCCAAGCCCAATGTGCTGTTCTACACCACCAAGCGCGTGGGCGGCGGTGTGCAGAACCCCGAGGCCATGCTTGCCCTGCAGGTGGCTGTGGCGCCGTGATCTTGTTTTGATGGTGAAGGCGAGAGCCTGACGGAGTTCCTGCCCTGTTCGCTTTGAGCGGCAGACCGATGCGCCCGCAAGGGCTGGCAGAGCGGCAGGCATCATCAGCCATGTTTCTGGTCGAGAGGATCCAATATGAAATTCATTAAGCCTTTTCGCGGCGTGCCCAAGGGCGAGATCTATCCGAAGTGGTACAAGGCCGGCGAGGATTGCCCTGCCGAACTGGAGACTGCTGCCATTGATACCGGCGCGGTCAAGACCAAGGCCAGGCAGCAACCCGGCGCTCAACCTTTGCTGGGCGTGGATGGCGATCCTGCCGCCACCGGTGCTACTGATCCCGCTGCTGGCGGCGCTCCGGAGACTCCCCTGCAATGAGTAATCCGACGCAGCCGACCGTGGAGGAGGCGTTGTTGCGCCTGCGGCTGGATGCGGATCTTGTCGACGATGTCGCCAATGCCATTCCGCAGGCCCGTGCCCAGGTGGAGAGTTATCTCAAAGGGCCGTTGTGTGCGGACGCCGAGGCAGTGGCTGCGGCGATTGCCGCCGGTAGCCGCAATGCCACTCTTTGCACGCCGGACGTGATTGCTGCGCAATTGCTGTTTGTGGATGTGCTGGTCGGCTCCAATGACATCCAGGCGCAGGAATCCAAGCGCACCGCCGCCTACGCCATGCTCAAACCCCTGCGCTACATGGGAATCTAGACGTATGCACTCGCAGCAATTTCCGCATCGCGTGCAGTTGCAGCGTCGTCCGCCCGGTGGCTCGATGGGGCACCCGTCCACCACCTGGGAGGATGTGGGTCTGCCCATCTACGCCAACATCCGCTATGGCACCGGCAGCGAGGCGATCCGGGCCGGCCAGGTGGTCAGCCAGGCCAAGGCCAGCATCCGCGTGCGGTGGCGCACCGGTATCACGGCGGCCATGCGTGTGACGCATCAAGGCGTGGCCTACAAGATTCTGGTCGTGTTGCCTGACATGGAGCGCCGCCGGCATGTTGATCTGGTTTGTGAGGTGATGGGCGATGGCAAGGCGTAGGCGTTGGAGTGACCCGAAAACATTGACAGGGGCTAGTTCGGTCGATCTATCGGTGGATATGTCAGGCTTGGATAGCCTGTTGGATGATCTAGCCGAAGAAGCTGAATCTGCCGCTAGACCTGCCGCGCAGGCCGCTGCCCAGGTCTTTTATGACCGGATGAAATCTAATGTGGGACGCCTTGGACATGTGAAAGGTAAGTTGGCAAAGGCCATCTATCAGGCTTATTCCGAGAGCAATAGTGAAGATGGACTCGCGGTTTATCACATCAGCTGGAGGGCTCAGAAAGCACCTCATGCAGGACTTGTTGAGTATGGCCACTGGCAACGCTATCAGGTTGTGCAGACCGAGAAGGGCTGGAGGACGCTGGTGCGCCCCGAGATGCGCGGCAAGCCCAAGCCCAAGCGCCGTGCATCTCAGGCAGAAAAGGATGCCTACTACATGCCACGCCCAGGCGGCCCCGTCTACGTGCCCGGCAAGGCCTTTGCGCGTGGTGCCCTGCAGGAGGCCGAGAAAGCGCGCCAGGCGGCCGCTGCGGTGCTGCTGCAGCGGATTGCGGAGGTTACGTGATGGACCAGATACTGCATGACGCGATTGCTGCGGTAATTCCGGCGACCTTTGCCACCGTGGCGCCGCCCAACTCGCCGCTGCCATATGCCATCTGGCAGCGCATTGGCGGCGATCCCGGCGAGTACCTGGACAACGAGCCGCCCCAGGTCGAGCATGCCCTGGTGCAGGTGACGGTGTTCGGGCTCGACACGGCCAGCATCAAACTGTTGGTGCATCAGCTGACGGCCGCTCTGCGCGAGCATGACTACCTGATCGTGAGCCCCGATGGTGGGTTCCGCGATGACTACGACTCCGACATGGAGCTTTTTTCCGCCGCCCAGGATTACAACGTCCGGTGGTGATCAACGCCCGCTAGGGCATATCCGCACGCCGCCATGGGCAACCCTGGCGGCTTTTTGTTTTTGCAACCGAGGAAAATCCCATGCGCAAAGTCCCCCTGCCCAATGGCGCCAAGCTGTACCTGGCCACCGCGCTGGGCGAGGCCCTGGCCTATGGTCCGGCATCCAATGCAGCCGAGGTGGTCATCACCATCGCCAGCGCCCTGCAGGCCAATGATCTCGTCATCATCGACAGTGACGATTACTGGCCCGAGCTGACCGGCCGCGTGGCCCGTGTCAAGACCGCTGCCGAGAACAGCATCACGCTCGCCGGCGTCAATACCAGCAACCTGGACAAGTTCCCGGCCGGCGGCCAGATCAGCCTGATTCCGCTGCTGGCCGACCCGAGCTGGCAGCGCCTGCCCTACATCCCCAGTTTTGCCACCAGCGGCGGCGAGCTGCAGACCGGCTCCAGCAGCTATCTCGACCTGGATGATGCTGTTGAGTATGCCAACGGCCGCAGTGCCCGCCGACTCGAATACACGGTGAGCTGGAAAGAGGGTAGCGCCGGCCGTCAGGCGCTGATCGACGCCAATGGCGATGATGTGGCGGTGCACCGACTGGTCTACAAGGATGGCACGGCCACTTATTACGTGGGCCACTTGGCCTATGACGATGCGCCCAGCACCACCCGCGACGAGGAGATGGTCACAACCTCCACCGTGTTGCTGCGGCATGCGCCGAGCTTCATCGGCAGGGCACTGCCATGAGCGACGGCAAGCAGATCGCCCGCACCGTCCGCCTGGGTCAGCGCCCGGCCAATATCAATGATGTCGTCAGGTTCGTCGACGTCGATGGGGCCGAGCTACTGCTGCCTGCCACGTTTCGCTATCGCACGCTGACCGAGTTCGGCGGCCTGCTCGATGAGGTATTCGGGGCGGTGCTGGAGACCCCTGTCGATGAGCAGGGCCGCATGTCCAGCAAGATCCAGCAGCGGCAGCGCGTGCAGCTCAACGGGCAATACCTGTTTGCCATCCTGGCGGACTGGGGGCTGGATGTGCCGCTGACGATAGCGGCGTGCATCCAGCTCGCCGATGAGCTGCCGGCCGCTGCCCAGGCGCTGATGGACCGTTACCGGCAGCTCATCACCGAGGGCCGACTGGGAAACTGATTGCGGCGGCCCAGGCGCGCTATGTCCGCCTGCCTGATACCGCCTATCTGCGCGAATGGGGCATGCCGGCGGATGCTTATGCCGACATGTGCCGTGCCGAGGTGTGGCCCGAAAACTGGGATGCATGGTGCTTGTTTGATGCGCTGTCAACGCAATGGCGGGCAGGCCCTGGCGGCGTTATTGGCCTCGATTACGGGGTGCTGGCCGAGGAGCTGCGGCTGCGCGAGATCCCGGCTGATCAGCATGCCCAGTTGCGGTCCGACATCCGCGTGATGGAGGCCGCCGCACTCGACTCCCTGTATGACGACAATGATTGATTGAGGCAGACCAGCATGGCCACCGAAGACCGCCGCAAGGTACAGATCGAGGCTGAGGTTGACGCGCGCGGTGCGCGCGAAGGCTTTGGCGAGGTCAAGCAGGCTGGCCGTGAGATGGCCGATGATGTGGCCCAGTCCGGCCGCCGTGCCGCCGAGGGCCTGGGCGCCGTGGGCAAGGGCGCCCGCACGGCAGCCGATGATGTAGTGGATGCGGGCAAGCGCGGCGGGGCTGGGCTTGACCCGATCCGCAAGTCCTCGGACCAGACGGCTAAGGACATGAGCCGCGCCGAGCGCGCCATGGTCAACTCCATCCAGCGGGCCACTGCGGCGCTGCAGTCCGGTGGCAAGGCCGGGGCCGACTACTACGAGATGTTGGCGCGTCAGCGTGGCATCAGCGGCGACATCCTCAAGCCCTACATCGAGCAGCTGCGGCAGGCCGAGATTGCCCAGAAGCGCCTGCAGCAGACCACGGCAGGCACAGATGCAGTCCAACGCACCAGCGGCGGCCTCACTGACAAACAGCTGACGGCCGCCATGCGCGGCGTGCCGGCGCAGTTTACCGACATTGCCGTGAGCCTGGCCGGCGGCCAGAACCCCATGACAGTGCTGCTGCAGCAGGGTGGCCAGCTCAAGGACATGTTTGGCGGCGTGGGCCAGGCCGCGCGGGCGCTGGGCGGCTACGTCATGGGCTTGGTCAACCCATTCACGCTTGCGGCTGCGGCCGCTGGCGTGTTGGGCTTGGCTTATTACCAAGGCTCGCAGGAGGCCGACCGGTATAACGAGGCCATCGTGATGAGCGGCAATGCTGCCGGCGTGTCGGCCGGCCAGCTCGGCGAGATGGCGCGCGCGCTCGATGCACGTGGCTTTACGCAAGGTGCTGCCGCGGCGGCGCTTGCCAAGGTTGCGGCCAGCGGCAACATCGCGCGCGACAGCATCCAGCAAGTGGCCGAGGTGGCGCTGCGGCTGGAGCGCGACGCCGGCACCCCGGTCGAGCAGACCGTCAGGCAGTTTGACGAGCTGGGCAAGTCACCTGTGGAGGCGTCGCTCAAGCTGACCGAGCAATACCGCTACCTGACGGCCGAGGTCTACCAGCAGATCAAGGCCCTGCAGGACCAGGGCCGCGAGGATGAGGCTGCCGCCCTGGCGCAGCGCACGTATGCCGATGCCATGCAGGGGCGTACCGAGCAGCTTGATCAGCATCTGGGCATCATCCAGCGCGGTTGGCGCAGCATCACATCTCTGGCCAAGGAGGCCTGGGATGCCATGCTGGACGTGGGGCGCCAGCGCACGCCGCTGGAAAACGCGCAAGAGGCGGTCGATCGTGCCCAGCAGGCGCTGGATGAGCGCCGCGCGCGCAATGCGTCAATCGGCATCCGCGATGGCAAGGCCACGCAGGAGCTGGAGCAGCAATTGGCCACCGCCAAGGCGTTTGCGCAAACCATCTCGTCGGTGGATGCTGCTGTGGCAAAGGCCGAGGCCGATCACCGGGCGACGCAGGACGCAGGCCTTGCTGCGGCCCAGGCGCTGCAGAAGGCCAACGACAGTGCCCTGAGCAAACATGAGCAGATGAATAAGGCGATCAAGGAGTATCGAGACAACATCGAGAAACTGCGCGCCGCCGACCCGGCCAGCGCGTTGCTGGACCCGAAGAAGATCGACGCTGCGGAAAAAGCCATCCGCGATCGCTACAAAGAGAAAGAAAAGAGCGGCGGTGGCACGGCAGGCGCGGCGCGCGGGCTCGATCTCTCTGGCATCCAGAACGCCATGCGCGAGGAGCTGGCCATGCTCGCGCAGCACCAGCAGGCGCTGGAACTGCGCCGGCGAGCAGGGCTGATCGAGGAGGCCGACTACTACGCACAAAAGCGCGCAATGATCGAGCAGGCCACCGGGATCGAGCAGGGCGCGCTGCAGCAGCAGATCACCCGGCTGGAGTCCGAGAAGGCCAAGGGCAAGGAAGCCATCCAGGTGCAAAAGCAACTGGGCGAGCTGCGAGCCTCGCTGGCCCTCAAACAGCTTGACGCCGAGAACAAGCTGGCCGCAGCCGACCAGGAGGCCGCTGCCGCTGCCGCCCGGCGCGAGGCGGCCCTGCGCAGCCTGACGAACACGCATGAGCGCTACATCGAGCAGCTGGAGCGCACGGCCGGCCGCACCGTGAGCACGGCCTGGATGGGCAGCCGCGATCGGGCGCGTCTGGAGGGCCAGTGGGCTATTGAGGACCGCTATCTGCAGCAGGAGCGCAGCCTGCAGGATCAGCGGCTGACCAAGGGCAGCGCCTGGACGCCGGAAGATCAGCAGCAGTTTGACCTGCGGCTGGAGCAACTGCGCATCGAGCAGCAGCGCGAGATCGAGCTGTACCAGCAGACCTACCGCGAGCTGGACCATCTGCAGTCGCAATGGATGCTGGGAGCCAAAAAGGGTTTGCAGGATTATGTCGACCAGGCGGCCAATGTCGCCGGGCAGATGGAGGATGCGTTTGCCAACGCGGCCAGCGGCATGGAGGATGCGCTGGTCAGCTTTGTGACCACGGGCAAGCTGGATTTTCGCTCGTTTGCCGAGAGTGTCATTGCCGACCTGGTGCGCATCCAGGCCCGTGCGGCGCTCTCTGGATTGTTTGGCAGCATCCTTGGGATGCTTGGGACGTCTGGATCCGGGCAGGTCAGCCAGGCCGCCGGTGGTGGCACCTACAGCTTGGCCAGTGGCAGCAGCGGGCTGGGGCTCAAGCTCGGCCGCGCCAACGGTGGGCCAGTCGCCGCCGGTGACATGCGGCCCGTCAACGAGCGAGGCACCCCCGAGCTGCTGACCTATGGCGGCAAGCAGTATCTGATGATGGGGCAAACCGGTGGCCATGTGACGCCACTGGACGGCCGCGCGGGGCGTGGCCTGGCATCGGCGGGGGGTATGACGCTCGTGGTCAATGCGCGCAATCACATCGACTCGCGCACCGACCGCGCCGACGTGGAGCAGAGCATCTATCGCGGCATGACACTGGCCGTCGAGGAGGCCCAGGCGCAGATGCAGTACAAGATGAGCCGAGGGATGGCATGACGCAAAAAACGATCGACTGGCCTGCCGACCTGCACCTGCGGCCCAGCGCGCAGGAGTGGTGGTTGGAGCAGCCCTCGGTGGCATCCACCAGCCAGTTTTCCGGTGCCACGGTGCAAGCGCTGATCGGCCCGCCTCGGTGGGCATTTTCGATGGATCTGGCCGATGCGCCGGCGCACCGGCTGCCGCACATCGAATCCACACTGCGAAAGCTGCGCAACGGCCTCAACCTGCTGCGCATTGGCGACCTGCGGCGCATGGGCCGGGGCACCTTGCTGCCCACCCTGGGCGGGCGCAACCTGCTCAACCTGCTGCCCTGGTCCGGCCGGTGGCTGAGCTGGGGCCGGGTGGGGCCTGCGCCGGTGCAGATCAGCGTCGACGAGCTGACGGCCGACTATGCCAGCAACTGGTACATGCAGACGGCCGAGCCACTGCGCCCCGGTCTGGTCTACGTGCTCGCGGTGGAGCTGGAGGCGGCCGCCTCGGCCCATGTTGCGCTGGCCTTGGGCAGCGGGCCGCTGGCCGATGGCCTGGGTGTGGTGTTTGACGCAGCCACCGGCGCCGTGGTCAGCCAATACGGCGCGGTGCTGGCCAGCGGCAGTGTGCAGCAGGCCGGGCGGTGGCGCTGCTGGCTCAAGCTCCAGCCCACGGCGGTCGCGCCGGCCCTGGTGCAGGTGTATGCACTGTTGCCGGCGGCAGGCACGGTGCAGGCGCGCATGCGGAGGCCGCTGTTGGGCCTGGCGCTGGGCGACCTGCCGCCGGCGTATGTCGAGACCGAGGACGCAGCTGCATGGGGCGACCTCACGCCGGTGGTTGATGGCGCGGACCAGAGCGGCGACGTGCTGGCTACGCGCGGCTGGCCTGCCGGTACACCGCTGCGCGCTGGCCACTGGGTTGCCTACGGCGACGGCATGCACCAACTCCTCGATGACGTGACGCCCGATGCCGATGGCCGCGCCGAGCTGTGGATTGAGCCGCCCATTCGGCGTAGCCCGGCCGATGGCACGGCCATCACCGTGCGGGGCGTCACGGGGCTGTTCCGGCTGCAGGCAGGGCCACGCATGCGGCAGGAAAAGATGCTGGTCAAGGGCCAGACGTTGACCTTTATCGAGGAGCTGCAATGACGCTGACAACCGCGCAGCAAAACCAGTTGCGGCAGCCCGTCTATGGCGCTGCCGTGCTGTGTGAGCTGCATTTTGCTGACGGCATCCAGCGCTACACGAGCTGGGGCCATGATCTGCGCATCGGCGGGCAGGACTGGGTAGCGGTGCCGCCAAAGGTGATCAGCATTTCGACCGTGCAGGAGGCCGAGGCGCTGGAATACCCGGCCATGGACATCGGCCTGGCCATCCCGGATCCGGACATGCTGGAACTGCTGCGCGGCTCCGAGAAAACCTACCGTGGCCGGCTGATGCGGCTTTACCTCGTCGTGATGGATGACGCGCTGCGCGTCGTGGACGAGCCGCAACTGTTGCATGTGGCTGTGATGGACCAGTTGCAGGTCAACACCGGCAACGGCGCCGATGACCAGGGCTCCCTGAGCATGCGCTGTGAGCAGCCGGGAAAGGACAGCCGCAACGCGATGAGCCAGCGTCTGACGGCCCAGCAGCACGTCCGCAAACACCCAGGCGATACGGGCCTGGCTCGCTTGGCCGAAATTGCAGGAGGGCCACAAACATGGCTGACACGACGATTCCAGCAGCGTTGAGCGCGATGCCGGCGCGTCTGCCCGATTGGGAGCTGCGGCTGGCAGGGTTGATTGCCCAGCGCTTGCCAGTGCCCTTTTCCTGGGGCGATAACGACTGCGTGCTGTTTGCCGCTGATTGTGTTGCCGCCCTGCACGGCGGCGACCCTGCCGGCGCGTGGCGCGGGCAGTGGCATGACGAATCAACGGCCATTCGTGCCCTGGCCCGCCAGGGTGGCCTGCAGGCGGCCGTGCAGGCGCATGCGGCCGCAATGGGTTGGCCCGAGGTGCCGCCGCTCTTTGCGCAGCGCGGCGACCTGGTGCTGCACCGTCGAGACGGCGCCGATGCGCTGGCGGTCTGCACTGGTCCGGCCCTGGCGGCGCCGTCCGAGGGTGGGCTGCTGTTTTTTGGATTGGATCATGGGGTGGTGGCATGGCGGGTGTGAGAGTCAAGATGCGGCGGCTGTGCGCAGCCCTGGCGCTGGCCGGTGTGTGCACCTCGGCCGCGGCCGCGCCGGCCGTGGCGGCCGTGGCGGCGGCTTGGACCAGCGCTGCGGCTGCGCTGGGTACAGTCGCTTTTGCGGGTATTACCTATGGGGCGCTGGTTAAAGGGGCTCTTTTGCTTGGCTATGCCGCGCATCAGCGGCAAAAAGCCAAGCGCGAGGCGCGCCGGTTGCGCGATGCTTACAACGCGAGTCTGACCGATCGCAACGTCACCGTGGCCGAGGCTGCTCCGGCGGTGCGGCACATCTATGGCCGCGCCACCGTGGGTGGTGCTGTCGTGGCGCTTTTCACGCGCGGCGACCGCGACCAGTACAAAGACGTTGTGATCATCTGGGCTGGCCACGAGTGCGATGCGATCGAGGACGTGCTGCTGGCCGGCGAGTCGCTGCAGCTCGATGCCAACGGCTACGCCCAGGCAGATAAGTGGGTCCAGCGTGAGACGGTCAACCGCAGCACGAGCCGCGTGGTGTCGCCTACCGGCACGATCTTGGTGACGGCCGAGGCTACGTCGATCAAGGCGGTCTCGCGTAGCGAGGGCGCCGGAGAGGGGGAGACCACGATTCTGCTGCCGGCTGCGGCATACACGTATGCCGATGGCCTGATCACCATCACGGATCCTGTCGAGGTGGCGCGCTGGGCCGGCAAAACGGCGTGGGTCAACTACAGCCATGGCCTCGTCTCCTCGCAAGTGCGCGTGCGGCACTTCCTGGGTGCGGCCGGCCAGCAGGCCGATGCCCAGCTCATTGCCGACACGGCGGGCCTCAGCGGCGCCTGGAGCGCATCCGATCGGTTGGATGGGCTGTGCGGCTCCATCTTTACCCTTGATCTCAACAACACCGAGCTGCAGTCCGGCCTGCCACAATTCACCGCGCGGCTACGGGGCAAAAAGGTGTTGGATCCGCGGTCTGGCACTGTCGGCTGGTCGGACAACTCGGCCCTGTGCGTCTACGACTTTTTGCGTGCCGCGGAATACGGCAAAGGCGTGCTGCCCGAGCAGGTCGAGGGCGTGATTGCGGCCGCCAATGCGAGCGATGAGCTGATCACAGTCGAGATCGACGGCACGTCCGTTGCCGTGCCGCGCTACACCTGCAATGGCTCGTGGGACAGCACGGAGGATCCGGATAACGTGCTGGAGGACTTGTGCGGCTCGATGGCCGGGTTTGCCGTGCCGGGCGGCGTGTGGCGTGTCGAGGCGGGCGTGTTCGGATCGCCGGTCCTCGTGCTCGATGATGACCTTGCCGCCGGCAGCATCGCTATGGTGCCGGCGCCCAGCCGTGCGGATGCGTGGAACGGTGTCAAGGGTCAGTACATCGACCCGGCTCAGTACAACCAGGCCGTCGACTTTGAGCCGCACCAGGTTGATCAGTACGTCGAGGATGATGGCGGTGAGGTCTGGGGCACGCTCAACCTGCCGTTCACCGATTCCGGCTGGCGTGCCCGCACGCTGGCCGCAATCTCGCTGGAGCAAAGCCGCGCGCGCACCCTTGAGTGGACGGGCACGGCTGCATGCCTGCGCGCCCAGGCGGGCAACTGGGTTGTGGTCAACAACAGGTTGCTGGGGCTCGATGGCAGCACATTCCGCGTCTCGCGGCGCACGTTTGATCCGGTCAAGCAGCAGGTCAAGCTGGTGCTGCGCGAGGGCCGCCCCAGCGACTATGCCAGCGTGAGCAACGTAGTGCAGCCCAATCCCGGTGTGCCATCCGATGTGACCTACCGCGTCACGCCTCCCAGCGGCCTGGTGCTGACCAGCCCTGCGGCCGGGCAGATTCGGATCCAGGTCGATCCCTCGCCTGACGTGCGAGTCACAGATGGTGGCCAGTTGTTGATCCAGATCCGGACCACCGATAGTGACACCTGGATCAGCGCTGTGCCCGCTGCGGGCAGTGGCACGGGGCAGACCATCACCGGCCTGCCGCGCGGACTCTACATCGTGCAGGTCGATTGGCAGGCCAACACCGGCCAGCAGTCTGGTCAATGGCTCGCGGAGGTGGTCGAGGTCACCCAGGGTGCTTATGCCGGCAGCGGTGACGTGGAGCAGGCCATCAACGAGGCCATCGTCGGCAAGGCCGATGCGCACAACCCTGTTTTTTCGGGCGTGGTTGGCCTGCCGGAGTACGAGCTGGCCGAGCTGCCCGATGCCATCGAGCCGGAGCACAAAGCCATCCTAGTCATCAACAGCGCGGCCGGCCCGGCGCTGTGCATCAGCGATGGTGCCGAATGGATCAGCCAGATCACAGGCACGGCCGTCGCCTGACGCCCTGCCACTTCTTCAACCAACCGCCTCCGGGCGGTTTTTTTATGCGTGCACACATATGGACAACACGACATTTTTCCCACTGCTCCAGACCCAGGTTGAGCTCGCCCGGATCGTTGCACGGAGGGCCGCAGCATGACCGACATCACGAACCAGGCGACCGTCGAGGCCGTCAATAAGCTGATCGCGCAGCTGCAGCAGGCCGTTAATGATGGGCTGCTGACGCTGCAGGCTGCTGCCAGTGCGCGGGTGTTTTACACGCGAGAAGAAATGGATGCTGTGGCGCCCGAGGCCGAGCAGTGGGCGGTGCTCATTGCGGGGTCGGATATGGGGTATTACAACGAGCAGGGCGGGGCCTGGGTCTGGTCGGATCTGCAGCCGGCCACGGCATCGCAGCTCGCTGGGATCGCAACAAAGGTCCAATCAAAGGTCGAATTTTTTCCGTTCGGGCATGTCGGTCGCCAGGTGCCAGTCTGGTTCGAGAATGGGGATCTCGCGGCGCGCGGTATGGCACCTGCGTTGCGCCGCATCGCAGTGCAGGATGTCGCTGGACGCTTGGATGTCTCGCCAGCGATGGTGCCGCTGGGCCGATTCGGGCGTGATGTGTGGGCGTGGCTGGAGCCGGGTGGCGTTAATTTCTCGGGCGTCTCTGCCGGTCTCGTCGCTCAAATCGCCGCGCAGTTGCCGCAGCCTGAGCCAACCGTCATACCCATCGCCAGCGATGGCCGCTCGCTCTGGCGGTTGCGCGCAAAGCAGGGTCTGCTGCGCGCTGGTGTGCCATCGACGAGGCTCCGGGTCGGTTTTACTGGAGACTCATGGACTGAGCTATATCACATCCCTGGAGCCATGCGCATGCTATTGGGCGAGGTCTACGGTATCGCCGGTGACGGATTTCTCAACGTCAATGCGGGTAATTCGATTGCCGATTCTGTGGTGAGCTGGTCGGCAGGCTGGACGCTTGTCGATGGGAGCACGACGACTAATTTCCCGTATGGAGCGGCTCAGGACGGGCACTGTCGTTACACAGCTGACACGACAGCGACGATTAATATCACTAATTGCCGTGCAACCGATGTCCAGATCATGTATTTCAATTTCGGTGGCACTTTCAGCTATCGCGTTGACGGCGGTGCATGGGTCGATGTCGTATGCACTGATGACGGCAGTTTCGGGCACGTTGATATATCCGGCCTGGCCGATGTTGCGCACACGATCAACATCAACACGGCATCTAATTCCGGTGTCGTTTCCATTGTGGGTTTTAACGTGACGCGGGCGGAGGCCAGTGGCGTCGAGGTGCATCGCATGGGCAACGGTGGCCTGCGTGGTCCCAACCTGCTGGGGTTTGCTCAGTACATTGAGCAACCCGCAGCGCTGCTCGATCTGGACGCGCTGGTCGTGTTCCTCGGCACCAACGATTACCGCGCATCGAGTTCGACCCCCGAGGTCTATGCGGAGGCGCTGGCTGCGTTGATCGATGCGTACCGCGCAGCATCTCCGGACATTGGGATCATCCTTTGTGCGCCGATGGACACAAACGGTGTCGCCGTCCATCCGCTGTCCGCATACCGCGATGCGGCATACCAAGTCGCCCGCGACAAGAGCACCGAGTTTTTGGATTTGTACGACATGTGGCCGAGCTGGACTGCTGGCAATGCCCTTGGTCTGTGGCGCGACAACCTGCACGTCAACGAGCCGGGGGCTGCCATCGTCTGCAAAACCCTCAACGATCAATTTTTCAAAGCGGGAGCTTAACAATGCAAGTCAATGTTTTCAATCACGGCGATGCCGTTCTGCCGGGCAGCGGCTACATGCCAATCGAGGGGTTTAATTTCCCCGTCAGCGACGGCCTGCGTGGGCTGTTTTTGTGCGGAGACGGTCTCTCGATTGCGCGTCGAAATTTCGCCGGGCTCGGGGATGCGGAAATCATCGGAGCGCCTGCTGAGCATGAGGGGTTTTGCAGGTTTGACGCGGGCAATTATTTGCAGACGCAGATCGCCGAAACGGCAGCCCTGACGTACATCGTTGTCGGCCGTCGACCAACGGAATCAACTGGAGCCGAGGCGACATTCATCGGCAATTACGCACCGGGATCCATCGGTGCAACGATGTATACATCGAGTTCCGGCTCTGCCATGACTGCTAATGCCGACAGGAGCCCGGCTGGCAGTACAACAGCGAGTGTGGTTACGGATGTCAGCGCGATGGGCTTGTACGTGATGACCGCGCCGGCGAGTGGCGGCCCGACGTGGTTGTATGCGATGACAGCCGGCCTGCAAAATGGAAGTACAAATACTAACCCTCGCGCGGTAACGGGAGCTGGTCTGCTGCGAATCGGGGCAGTGTACGCAGCGACGTTCAGCGGCGCAGCGGATATTGTCACAGCCGCTGTTCTCGATCGCGTGATCACGGATGATGAGCGAGCTGCAATTGCAGTGTGGGCGCGCAACTATGCCGGTCAATTTGGGTTTGCTGTGTGATGCAGCAACACCTCGATCCCGTCACGGTCGCAATCTACGCGCTGAGCCCGCTGCTGGGTCAGATCGCTGCCGAGTTTGCCGGGCCGTATGCGGTCATCATCCTCGGCAGCACGCTGGGCGCGGCCTGGGCGCTGGGGCGGCGCGATCCGGACACCAAGATCAGCGCGGTGATCTATTTCGCCCGGCTGATCGGCACCGCGATCCTGATCGCCTGGGGCCTGGCTGCGATCCTCTCGCACTACACCGGCCTGCAGAGCAACTGGCTGCTGGCCCCGGTGGCCATGCTGATCGGCGGCATCGGCGACGATTGGCCGCGTGTGGGCCGCTGGCTGCTCACGCGCATCGGCCGCATCTTCGAGCGGCGCACAGACAGTGGGAGCAAATCATGATGCACACGTATGCACCGCTGACGGTCCTGCACTGGGCCATTTGCTCGGCCATTGGGTGGGCCTGTTTGTGCCGGCTCAACAGCCGCACCTGCCAGGTCTACCGGCGCCCGAGGGCGCGCTACACGCTGCTGTTGGCTGGCTCGTTTGCCAGTGGCCTGCAGCCCATGCTGTTCGGCACCTCGCCCGGCCTGGCCGAGACGCTGCTGGCCAGCGCAGTGCTGGGCAGCCTGCTGATCAATCTGCCGCGCTGGACGCGGCCGGACTCATGCGATTGCGGCTGACGTCCGGCCCGCATCTACCGCCCATCCATCCCGCCCAGGCGGGATTTTTTCGCCCCGATCGAGGAGGATCACATGCAACTGACACCCCATTTCTCGCTGCGTGAGTTGACGCGCAGCAGCACCGCCGAGCGCCTGCGGCTCGACAACACGCCGGGCGCTGCCGATCTGGACGCGCTGCGGCAAACCGCCGAACTGCTGGAGCGCGTGCGCACCCACCTGGGCGGCCATCCCGTCACTGTGACGAGCGGATACCGCTCGCCGGCCGTCAATCGCGCCGTGGGCGGCGTGACATCGAGCGACCACGCCCGCGGCCAGGCGGCCGACATCGTGGTGCCCGGCTACGGCAGCCCGTATGACGTAGCAAAAAGCCTTGCGCCGCAGGTCAGTGTGCTGGGTATCGGTCAGCTCATCTACGAGAGCGTGGGCGGCAAAACGTGGGTACACGTCAGCACCCGCGTGCCCTCAAAACCGGTCAATCGCGTGATCACGATCACCGGCGCCGGGGCTCAACTGGGGATCCAGCGCGTATGACGATCAGCACAATGCGCGCAGCCCTGGTGCTGCTGGCCGTCAGCGCGCTGGCCAATGTCGTGCAGGCCTGGCAGTACCTCGGCCAGCGCGACACGCTCGCGGAGCTGCGGCGCGACCTGGCCGAGGCCTCGGCCGGCATTGCCCAGGCCCGTGCGGCCGTGGACATGTGCAGCGCGTCCATCGATGAGATGGCCACCGCCGCGGCCGCGCTGGAGGATCAACTGGAGCAGGCCCGCAAACAGGCCCAGGCGGCAGCATCGCAGCGCTACGCCCGCGCCGACCAGATCCTGAGCGCACCCGCCGCAGTGCCCGGCGACGTATGCGCGAGCGCGCAGGCCCGCGTGCGAGACATCCTCGCCGGCCGGGCGAGGGGAGGGGAGCAATGATGCGAGCAACGATGACAGCGGCCGTCCTGGCCGCCCTGCTGGCGGGCTGCAGCACCGCGCCGACGCGGGTCGAGATCCAGCGCGTCAACGTCGCAGTACCTGTGCAGTGTCAGGAGCCTGTGCCCCAGCGGCCGCAGATGCCCACCGAGGCCCTGCCGGCCGATGCCGACGTGGATCAGTACGTGCAAGCCGCCGGCGCCGAGATCGAGCGCCGCGAGGGCTATGAGCTGCTGCTGCGGACAGCGCTGGACAACTGCCGGCAGCCGCTGCAATGATCCGAGATGTGCCCCCGTCCCCAGTTTTCAGTCCACGCGCTCTTTGCGCGATAGTGCTGATTCCAGCTCGCGGGTGATCCAATCCGTCAATTTCATTCCCTCGCTCTGGCTGCGCTTGACGCATCGGTTTTTAAGATCCACAGGCACGCGGACGTTGATCACAGTCATGCCATCTGCGGGCCGTTTGGCGGTTTGCGTTCGAGGGGTATCAGTCATCCCTGCAGTTTACTCTGGCAGCTGCAGGTACTTCCACTTGTGCCGGGCCAGGCCGCGATCGTTTTCGTAGAGCTCGGTCATGCTCGCTTTGGCGTGCCCCAATAGTGTTTGGGTATCCACTCCTTGTGCGCGATACAGTCGTGCCGCCAGCGACCGGATTTCGTGGAGCGTGGGTGGTGTGCCCTCGCCGGTGTGTGGAGCGGCGGCCTTTCGCGCTGTCCAAAATCTGTTTGATATCGTGGCGGCAGCTATCTGTCGCTTTGGTCTTGCCGCGCTCCTGAGTAGCCATTTGGCATCGTTTGGGAGGTATCTGCGGCAGTCCTCAATCACGTTGGCCAGTCGGAGGTCTGCAACATCCAACCGCAGATCCAATGGCAGCGCGATGCGCATGCCGGTTTTCTGCTGCTCGATAAACAGGTGGCCGTCGCGGATGTGATCCAGCGACATCAGCACCAGATCGCCACGGCGCTGCCCAGTCACCAGCGCCAGGCGCAGCGCGACGGGAAACCATGGCGGAAGGTGCGTCTGTCCGTAGTCGTGGATGGCCCAGAACGCGTCGAGTGTCAGTCGTGTGCGCTGCACAGGAGCGGGCAATTTTTTCACGGGCGCGGCCGGGTTGGTATCAATCCAGCCCTCAACCATAGCCACGTTGAGCATCGCACGCATTTCATGCAGCACGCTGCCAGACGTCACGGCCAGGCCCTGGTCATGAATCGATTTGATCAGCCTGGCCACCTCCCATGGCCGGATAGTTGCTACCTGCCTGCCTTGAAAAGCGGCGCAGATGCGCTGTTGCGCCGCGCGCTTGTTGTACAGCGTGCGGCTGGCCAGGCCGACACCCTCCAGACTTGACATATAGAGGGTTGACAGTGCCTCGATCGAGCGCTGCTGTGCTCGATCGTTGGGCCTGATCCAGGCCCGCAGTCGTTGGATGATGGACATGCTGATCCGCTGCGAATTAAGCCGAGAAGGCGTTGCGGGCCTGCACCTCGGTCACGCGATCGACGCTGCCGTCTTCGGCGACAACTCCCCAGTAGGCCCGTGTGCCGTTACCCCGGCCGTCTTTCTGGCCCCACCGGATGATGTCGCCGGGTTTGGCGTTGACCTCGGCCTCGCCGCCGCTGTCGCTGCCAACGTAGTTGCCCCAGTCAAGTGTTGGTTTGCCGCCAACAGGCCAGGCAGTGACGCGTGCAATCCATGGGCGGCTGTAGCGCCGGCCGTTGTAGCTGTCAAACGCAATGGCTACTCGGCGGGGGGCTGTGTTGTCTTTGCGATCCGTCAGAGCCAGCTGGGCCTGGGCGATGAAGTGCTTGATTTGCTCGACGCTCAGTTGCGCGAAATCGATGGACTCGATAGTCATGATGTGATCCTTCATGAGGAGACCGGAGCCGCCGGGTCGGGCTGTCGAGGAATCTCGACTGCATGTGTGTTATTTTAGCACCGTTGGTGCTATCGTCAAACCTTTTTTTCCTGTTTTTTTATCTCGCTTACCTCGGCGCCGAGGGCGCGCATTTGGGCGCGCACGCGTTCCAGTTCTTCGGTGCTGAGCGTCATGCGTGCGGCCATGAAAAACAGTTGATGCAGGCTCAAAGATCGGGGTTGCTCGCCGCCGGTGTACTTACGCCATTGCTGGCTACCGGCTACGTTGACCAGCTCGGCCATCTGCTCGCCTGTATAGCCCAGTTGGTTTTTGAGGGTTTGCAGGTCGTGAGCAGTGGGTGGTGTGTAGCTGATCATTGGATGTGCAAAAGGCCCTCTCGGGCCTTTTGTTATGCGAGCAGTTTGAGAATGGCGAGAGCGGCGCCTGCGGCCGTTGCGATCGCGATGGCCGGGAACCAAGCCCGCTCGCGGGTCATTTTTGCGGCTTCTGCGTTGAGCTTGACAGTCTCGGCCATCAGCTTAGCGATTTCAGCCTCTGTTTTGATGGTGTCCAAGGTCTTAGCTTCCAT